AAGAAGCTATCAATGTAACAATAGGTTGAATATTAGTAATCGAAACTACTGCTCCCATAATACTTAGTATAGTTGATAAATCTGCTCGGTCGCTATGTGGTGCCATTGATTAAATTTTATAATTGTTCTTCTTCTTCTTGTTTAAATTCAACTCCTGTAACATAATCTTTCAAGAAAGGGAAATCTTCAAACCCATCTTTATTAATAATTTCAATCTTTTTAAACTCGATTTCTTTGTTTAATAATTCTTTTAATTCTTTGTCAGCTTTCTTTTTGCCTTCTTTTGAATATCTATATCCGCCTTTTTCATCCAATAATAAAGTACCTTTTTCATCAGTTTGTGCATTCTCTAATTGAAGACTTTCTACCAATTCGGTATAATTATCATAATAAACTTTTAATTTTTCAAAAAGTTTAATTAATTTCTTTTGAATTTTTGTTTCTCCATTACCGGCTAAAGTTGAAACAATGTTCATTGTTTGAATTAAATCTTTGTTTGTCATAGTTATAATTTTTTACAAATATAAGATTACTTTGATTGATTATCCAAATCCTTATTCCAAGGCAGAGGCAAAACCACAATCGGTGGGTTTATTATGTTTTCTATTTGTTGGTCTAAACCTTTGTCGATTGCCGGAACGTCTAAACCTGCATCTAACCAACTTTCAACTTGAGCTTGTGTTAAATCAGGGTAAGCAGTAAAGTCGGTTGAGCTTGGAGTTTCACAATTCATTGTGCCGTATGATGAAACATTGATAGGTTCGCCACCTAAATATTGTTCAGCCGTGCGAGTCCAATGTACACAAATAACGACATCATTTAATTGCCCCTCTTGAGGCTTTGTGTCCATTTGGTTAATTACCCATTGATAAGTTGTCATATTATTTATTTATTTATAAATGATTTTAATTCTTCTATTTGTGCTTGTTGTTCTTGAATAGCTTTTACTGCTAATGCTAATATTCCATCATAATCAAGTCCATAAGTGCCTCCTTCTTCATTACCATTGCCTAATACTAAACTTGGTATTGATGTTTCTAAGACATCTTGAGCAATAAAACCTCTCCTTGTTTTTTTAGTTTTATCAGTAATAAATTCAAATGAAACAGGTTTTAATTCATTAATAAATGAAATAGCATTATTTGATATTGCAGTAATATTTTCTTTTGTTCTTCTATCAGAAGTTCCACCACCTGCAGTATATAAAACTCCAGATGATGATAGTGTTAATTGGTATCCGGTAGCAGTAAAATACATATATAGTCCATTACCAACTGAAGGGTCTGAACCGAATTGCCAAGTTCCAGATGCAGAATAACTTGGGAAAGCATATCCTTGTCTATCAGTTAAAATCGGACCATTTACTCTTAATTTATATCCTGCGTCTGTTGTATTTCCTATTAATACATTCCCCCCACTTGTAATACGCATTCTTTCAGCGTTATAAGTTCCTAATATTAATGGGCTATTTGTAGTCGGTCCAACAACCATAGCTGCACCTGATTGAGGTGCACCTACAACTCCTACTGCATTTGTCATAGAGTTACCAAGAATAGTTTCGCTATAACTTGAGCCATGCGCTCTTATATCTATTTCAGCATTATTACCTGTGTTTCTTGCAGCAAGAATCATTCTATTAGTTGCAGCTGTTGTTGAAAAGAATCCAAAATTTGTATCAACAGTATTGCCTACAACTTCAAAAATACCACTTGGACTTGTTGTTCCAATACCTACATTGCCTGATGAGGTTAAGGTCATTGCAGTAATAGAGTCAGTAGAATTTAAAAAAGATAATTTTCCACCACCATACAATCCATCACTATTATTAGTAGAATTAATTTCCCAAGATTTACCCCCTGTATATGTATTATTAAGTCTTAATGTTGCTCTATAACCATCCGAATAAGACATTACTGCTGATAATACTGCTGCTTGTGCGCCATTATTTACGACACCAATTATAGTATTTGCCGTTACACTACTTGAGAATGTAGCTGCTCCTGTGGAAGCTAATGTAAGTAAATCAGAGCTTTGATAACCACCATTATATAAAGAACCAAAACGCATTGTAGAACCTGTTGAAGCATCATAACTTACGCTTATTCTACCCACAGGACTTGTTGCATCTTTCCAAATAATAGATTTATTTCCACTCGGATTACTAAATGCAGTTTCTAAAACAAGCATATCTAAAGTTGTTCCCGTAGTGTTTGCAACTTTTAATTGATTACCCGTAAGCGTACCCGTAAATCTTCCTGTACCTGTAACATCTAAGTTATAGGTATTATTAGTATTCCCTATTGAGATATATCCACTTGTTCCTTGATAAATAGAGCTATTAATTAGCATATAGCTACCCGTTGCACCTACCGGAATATAGTTATTAGTTAATAAACCATTTACAGGATTATTAATTGCGTTTTGCTTTCCGTTAAATGTGTTCCAATCCGTAGAACTTAAATACCCATTAGTTGAAGTTGTTGCTTGGCTAATGGAAATAACTCCGGCACTATAATAAATAGGCGCAGTTCCACTTAAAGTTGGAATATTAGAAGTTAAAGCTATCGTGCCTGAAGCATTAGGGAATGTATAAGTCCTATCAGCAGTGTTCCCACTTGTTATTAATGTTGAATTATAAGTATTGCTTGAAATAACTAAATCTACTGAATTAACCGAAGATAATTTTACCCCATCAGATTCAGGAGTTGCAGCCGTTAAAGCATTTAATAATTTTAAATAAGCTCCACCACCCGAACCACTTGTAACAAATGCTTTTGCGCTTACTAAATAACTTGAACCCATATAAAGTGAACCCGTAGCACCCGAATAAGGAACGTAAGAACTTAAATTAGAAGTTAATGCCAAAGTTCCCGTTGCACTTGGCAAAGTATAAGTATAAGTTCCATTTCCTAACGTACCACCAAAAATTGTGTTGCCGGTAATTCTTGCCGTTCCCGTTACATCTAAAGAATAAGTCGGAGAAGATTGATTAATTCCTAATCTATTATTAGTTGGGTCAAAATATAAATTAGAGCTTCCACCGATTGAATTTGTAGCGTTAAACCAAGCTACTTGATATGTAGAACCGGAACCATAAATAACCCCGCTTAATTGGCTTGTTAATGCCAAAGTACCCGAAGCTGAAGGATAAGTATAAGTATAACTTGCCGTTGTAGGGAATGATAAATCTAAAGTATATGCTCCACCGGTATTTAAAGTTAATCCCGTTGAACTACCGGCTATTGTTGTATAACCCGAAGAAGGATACATAACCGATACTTGCTTAATATGAGTCATACTATTCAAGAAAGAACTACCCGTTAATGTCAAAGCATTTCCAAATAAAACATCGCCCGTAAATCTACCCGTTCCGGTAACATCTAAATTATAAGTTGTGTTTGTGTTCCCAATAGAAACATAGTTAGTAACTCCTTCGTAAATACCCGAATTACTAATCGTTGTTGAACCGGTAAATTTAGAAATATAATTTACTGAACCACTACCACCCACAGGTAAAAAACCTAAAGCGTTTTGTTTATTGTTAAATGTGTTCCAATCAGTTGAAGAAAGATAACCCGATTGAGAAGTACCCGCTTGTAAAATACTTAAAGTTCTATCAGCAGTTAAATCGCCACCACCCTGTAAAGGAGTTGTAGTTGAAATTAATCTACTTGAAGCTGCTGCACCTAAATTTGTTAATGCTCCACCGGCAGTTGTTGCTCCCGTTCCACCTTGAGAAACTTGTATCGTTCCAACAATATTTGCAGCAGTTGAATAAGCGTTAGATTGATTAATATAAATAGAACCATTAGGACTATTTGAATAAGAAACCACACCAACACGAACCGCATATCCCGTTGGAGGAACAGTACTCATTAATTGACCGGCAGAATAAGGACTTAAATATAAAACTGTTCCAACTGTGTATGAACCTGTGCTTATGTTACTTACCAACCCTGAAAGTACAATATAACCCGCCGATGATGTTGGAATATCTTGATTTGCCACTCCAATTACGTTAGCAGTCGTTAAAGTATCTGCTTTTGCCAAAGCCACTAATGGATAAGTAAACCCGCTATTAGTAGAAGTAATATAAACAGGCGCACCTTTTACAATTGTTGATCCTGTGTTATTGTAAACTTTTAATTGAACCTCTTGCCCAATGTGTAAAGTATTATTTGTTACATCATTGTAATATGCTAAAGCCTTTTGAGTTGAATCGTACCATACTTCCCCTTCAGAATAAGAAGGAGCTGAAGATGGGTTAAATTGCTCATCAGTTAAAGTTAATTTATGTGTTCCTAAATCTACATCGCTTGTTGCTCCCGTATAAGGCACATATCCCGTTAAACTTGGGAATGTAGTTAATCCACCCGCTCCGTTAATATATTGAGAAGTCGTACCTAAAGCTGAAACTGCTAATGTTCCCGAATTGGTAACAGGAGAACCACTAACCGAAAAAGCTGAAGGCATTGTTAAACCTACTGAAGTAACTGTTCCACTTGAACCACTTGCTCTATCCCAATTTGTGCCGTCATAAATAACTTGGTCCGAATTGTAAAAAGTTATTGGACCTGCTCCAAAGTCGTGTGATGTTCCACCGGTAGCCGCACCCGTAACTAAATAAACATCTCCGGCATTTCCCGTTCCATTTACTAAATATGGAGTATTTGTAGCCACGTTCCACATACCCTTATATTCCATTACTGAATTAGGTAATTGTGAAACTAAAATCTTTCCGTTAGAATCTAATTGAGGAATACCATTTGCTCCGTTAATTGGTAAACTATTAAGAACACCCGTTGAGCCGGTAATTACTCCATCTAAATTTCTAACTTTTGCTCCTCCTGTTATTTGTATTTGTTGACTCATCTTTAATATTTTATTGGAATAAACCTCTTATAAATTCATCGCTTTCTAACGCTCTTGGGAATGTTAATACTCCCGTAGTTTGATTAAATCCTACTTGCTCTCCTGTTGCTCCACTTGAAACAATATCTCTCACATCAACTCCACCACGAGAAACATAAAGACAAGTTTTGCCTATCATATCCGTATAAGTAATTGTTGTTTCGCCACCTGCCGCAGTATATTGTTTGTCGTAAACAACCCCACCGGCTACAATAACTGTTCCTGAAGGAGAAATAGTTGTTCCTGAAGTACCATAAGCTCCCGTTCCTTGCAATGAGCAAGAATAAGTTGCAGTGTCTTTATAAGGTCCGTTTATTTGTAGGTTTGTAAGATTACAATTACCTGAAATAATAACTAAACCATCTACTCCGTTATCAATAACAAACTTTACTTGAATCGTTGTTCTATTTTGTTGTTGTTGTAAAAGGAATAAATAACCATAATTGCTTAATGTAATTAAACCATCACAACTAATGGTCCAAGATGCTATATCTATTTTATATTCTTTATACCAAGCCGATGTTTGACTTGTTACTTCTTTTTGTCCTACTTGAACGTTAAAAGTGCAATTTGTAGAACAAGCAAAAGGAATATCATTACCGGAAATTTGGTCGTGATAGTATAACATTATATTTTTTCCTGAAACTTTATTAATCATATCGCAAATTTAACTTAATTAAAGGTATTGTAAGTAAATGTATGTCCAAAGGTCGCAGATATTGGAGTATTTGATATTTGCAATAATGTAACCTTAGTTTCATCGTTTGGATAACTTATTGTCGAATTACCTAACATATATGAATTTGCATTAACATTTATTTGAGCGGGGTCGGTATCATCAGCCTTAAATAATTTAGAAGCGTTTAAATACCCATTAGCCGTATTCCAAGAACTTAAACTTGCATCAATATTTACTATATTTTGCCCAAATATGTTCATATATTTTTGATACAATAAAGAGAACATTGAATCATAATAAGTTGCAGTTCCGTATTCGTACCAACTATCCATATAAGCACCCGAAGCATTTAAAAATACTCCTAACTCCGGAGCAGTTCCGGTTTCAGGTACGGCATAACCATAAGGAATGTCAGTTGTTTTTACATAAGAGGTAGTATTAACTAAATAACCAAAATAATTAACTTCTCTTGCAAATGGAGTAATTGATATTTTAAAATTGCTAATTTGTATAAATGTTCCCGTTCCTGCTTCTAATGAAAGTTTAAAAAATAATTGTCCGGCAATTGGAGTAGGGGCAGTTTTAAAACTATAAGTATTTACATCATTTCCACTTGATCCCGAATAAGCCGGAACTGTTAGATAAGTTCCAACACTATTCAAAATCCAAGCTGTGCCATTCCAATTGTATTGACTTGTTCCATCTGTTATGTATAAATAAACCAATGCTCTTGGACTTGAACCTAAACTTTGACCTTGAAATATCCAAGAAACATCTATTGCGTTGTTCCCATTAATGTATGGACCTCTTGCCGGTTGTCCTGAACTTGCTATACCAATTTCAACAAATGCCGTTCCCGTAGAACTTCTTATAAGTCTATATTGAGCAGAATCATAAGAAGCATTATCAATGATTGTAACGCTACTTCCTGTTCCTGTGGCACCAATATCCCAATTCGCAACCATATTGCCCGTATAAGGTCTAAAATTGCCATTAGGAGCATAATTATCGGCAGTTTGAATAGAAATATTTTGTTGTAACATATTATAGCCTTTTCTTAAAATTTTCATTTGAGAATTATCTATAAAATAAAGTCCACTTGTATTGCCGGTATAACCTTGAATTGTACTCAAAGTATTTATTGTGCCACTTGATACAACTGTTCCGGCATAATCATATTGCGTAAAATAAGCTCCTGTATTTGCAAATTCATTTATTGCTACAATCCACCATTTGCCACCCGCTTGAAATATTCTACAACCAAAAGACTTAACAATATTGCTTAATACTTGTAAACAATCTAAATAAACATAATTAGTAACAAATGTTCTATTAGCCAAATATGTTTGAGAAAAAGGTTCGCTATAAGGATGCGTTCCTCTATCATCCATTCCTGTATTAAAATAAGAACAAACTATATTTAAGTTTGGGTTAGTAGGAAAAGCAATTGAGTTTAAACTCAAATTAATATAATATAAAAGAGAATTTAATTCGTTAATGTTTGTTGAAGCCGAAATAGGAAGTAAAATATCCTTTAAAATACCTAACCCATCAACGGCATTAAAACTTAATTGCCTTCTGCCGGTTGAATAGTTAATTTGTACGCTATCACTCAAAACCCAACCTTGCCACTCTAAATCGGTATCAATATAAAGTTTTGCGTGGTATTTCCTATCATTTAAAGTAACCAAATTTGGCATATCTACCAAATCATCAGTAATATCTATTACTACGTTTAATTGACTTGCATAAATAGGCTCAAATGGGTCATCTGAGGTTGGAATATAATTTAAGTCTATATGGACTCCTTGATAATTAATAACGCTTCCTGTATAACCATCTTCAGCCAAATATAAATAAGCAGTTTTACCGCTTTTTGTTGCGAATGTTGATTGATATTTATTTGCGTATGACATTATGCTCCTCTTCTTAAGTCTAATGAATAATTACTTCTTTGCAAAGCTAAAACTAAATCGTTGCCTCGCAAAGTAAATTGTCCTCCTGCCATTTGGCTTCCACCACTCATTGAACCTGCGCTAAATGAATTAGAAACTACATTACCTAATTTAGATAATGGCATTACTGCTTCAGGACCGGCTTCGCCAAATACTCCAAGCGTAGGTTTAGAAACAACCCCACCTTCAGCGAATTTAGGAATGCCTAATAATTGACTAAACATATCTCCAAAACTTGAACCGCCTCCGGCAGTTCCACCGCTTACTAAATCTAAAATTGTAGTAAATAAAGCAGCTTGTAAAGCAGCCGCAGCTATTTGCTCAGCAAGTTTACTAAACATTTGCCCGATTGCATCTCCGATATTTTCTCCTTTTTGCATTGCATCCCAAAGACCCATTATATCTTTAGTCAATGTTTTAGATAAAAGGTTTGAAAAATCTTTATAATCTTGATATTCTTTTTTAATAGCAGCATCATTTTTATTTACTGCTTCCGTAAATTCATTAAACCAAGAAGGAATTTTAGGAGCGTTTGTCGCTATATCTTCAAAAGGAGTATTTTGTTTTTTTTCTTGCTTTTGTTGTTGTTCAAATAAATAATCATTAAAATTATTTACTCCAACATCAGCTTTTTGTATTGATAAATTCTTTTTAGCAAATTCTTCTCTTTGCTTATATAGACGCATTTCTTCATTCGCCCATTTTGCAGTTAATTCAATTTCTCTTTCAATTTTAGCAATCTCATCAGCTAAATCATAATTTCTTTCTTTTTTACCTTTTTCAGGAGTTGAAAATGTAGTTACCGCTTCTACTAATTTTTTATTAGCAGCTTCAGCAGGAGCAATTAAATCATTTATCTTTTTTATTTGCTCACTTGCCTTTGATAAAATTAAAGCATTTTGTTGCTCAACTGTTGTTATTGAAGGAGCAGCACCAACACCCGCAGAACCTATAATATCTTTTTTAGGTTTTGCTAATTCTTTATCTCTTTCATCTTCTAATTGCTTTCTACGAGCATATAAAGCAGTTAATTTAGTTTCGTAATTCTTTTGATTATTAATATCAAAATCTTGTGCAACTGCTCTATTTACAACATACATTAAAAGTTGCTTATTATTAGCTTCTTTTGATTGTATATCTAACTTATCTAATTCTCCACTTTCTGCAAATAAAGATTTTAAACTATTTAATGCAGCTTCACGAACTTTTATATCTTTTGTTGGGTCAGTAACAACACCCGCTAATGCTCCACCTGAAGCCAATTTAGTTTGAGAACCACCGGCAATTTCATAAACTTTTTTGCTTATGTCATTTATAGACTTTATAAAATCAGCATTAGCATCAGTAGCTTTTTTAACATTCTTTTCGTATGCTTCAAATAAACCAATAGCAGCAGACATAGCTAAAACAATACCTGCCGGTCCTGTAAATGCACCGGCTAAACCCATAACTGCATTTTTAAATCCACCTTCTTGAACCGCTAATCTTGTAAGGCTATTACCAAACATTGTCAAACCATTCAATCCTTGTGTTAAACCACCCGAAGCGAACTCACGGGTAATTCTATCCATTTGACCAACCGCCCTAAAATTTTGAAAAGATTGTTGAGTAACTGTATCTACTTGTACTCCATATTCATATAAACCTTGCTTGGCAGTATCCATAGCTCCATTAAATCTCTTAATGGATTCAGTATCAAAATTATTTTTTAGCTTTTTCTCAAAATAATCTAAGTCATTTAATAGCTTAATAATATTTGCCCTTGCATCTGCGCTATCGAATTGAAACTTGACCCCTAAGTATGAATTAAATTCTGCCATAATTATTTTAATTTATTCCGTATAGTGCCAAAGTTCGTGATAATTCTTCATTTGATAGCATAACCTCTTCCTGTTCATCAATATCATCTAATTGAGGTATATGCCAAAAGGATTTCATAGATTTTGGGTGCTTATCTCCGGAGTTACTTAAATAAATAATATAGGCGAGGTTTCTTGTCCTCGCCCATTCATTAAGCTCCTTTCGCTCTGTTCCCAAAACGATAATACTATAATCTTTCCAAGTCATTGTCCAAAAATCACTTGGTCGTATGCCACATTCAGCAGCCTTTACTAACACATCATCCCAAGTTAGCGTTTTAAGGCTTTTTTTTTCTCGGTATCTTTTACATCAGTTACATCAACATTAATGGTAGATAAAATATATTTAAAATATTCTACCACTTGTCCTTCGCTAACATAAATAGACCCGATTTCATCAATCCATTCGCAAACATCGATTTCGTTATAAATTACTTCTTCTTTATTAGTTAAACAAGCTGCCTTATAACCAATATAAAATAATTTAACAATCTTATCAATGTCTTTTTGGGTATCTGCTAACGCTTCAAAATACTTTTCTAAAGTTAAATTGTAGGTTTGGCAAAACTCACGCATTGCCCAAGTACCCCATTTTAAATGGATTGTGTTGTTTTTCAGTTTTAATTCGTACATAGTTGGTTAGTTGTTATGCAGTTTTTGTTTGTGTTAATGGAGGATTTACTACTTCAAAAGTTGCAGTAAATTTAACGTCTTCTTTATCAGGAGCAGTTAAATCCCAAGCTGAAATGAAAACTAAATCAGTTGCAGTTCCACCATAAACAATATTACCACTTGCAGGAGAAGAAGGACCCATTTTGATTGCAAATTTAGTCTTAGCAGTATGCAAAGAATAAAGTAAATCGTAAGAATCTTTACTTGGAGTTCCTGTTTGGTCGATTGCAAAACCTTCAGCTTTAATTGATTGTTTAAAGTTAGGGCCCGGCTCGTAATCATCTCCACATTTAGAAGACGCATCGATTACGTTGTTTGATGATGTGATTGCATTTGAAGTTAAACAAGCTACTACGCTATATGTGCCACTATTTGTAGCATCTGCGAATAATAAGTAACTTCTTGCTGATACTTTACTTTCTGACATTTTATTGAGTTTGTGTTATTGTTAAATTATATGTTAATAAGGTTCTAAAAACATTATCTAATGGATTTAAGGCTTGTATATTTCTGATACCGGCTACACTTAAACTTGAGGCATTCCAACCTGTTGGAAGTGTAATATGAGTATCGGAATTTATAGCAGCTAAAATTTGATTAGATATAGCTTCCGAATCTTTAAAGCCAAAGTTAGCATTTTTTGTGACAATGTCTATCGTGAACACCAAAGTATTGGTATATCCGTTTTTGCCTTGAACTTGATTTGAAGTTCTGCCGGTTAAAATTAAATATTTATTACCTGCCGTATCGGGAGCAATGCCATCATAAACTCCTAAGCCTGTTGCAGAAACTAAATTGGTATAAAACCATTTTTTTATATCGACATTAGGATTATACATTGCTTATTAATGTTTTTATTTTAGCTATTAATTGTTCTTTTTGCATCTCAAAGTTAGGGATTAAATATGGTTGAGCATTCATTCCGGCTACTGATTTACTGCCCTTAAATTGCATTGCATACTCATCCCAACCCGAAGGAATAGATACTTTTGCTCCTGTTCCAAATTCAACATAAGGGGCGTATTCAACCTGAGTCGATACTTCCCACCCTTTGCCGTTTTCATTTTCAAATGGTTGAGTATGTATTGATCCTCTTAAAATACCCATATCCACAGGGCAATCTATTTTAGCAGCCGTTTCAGTATTTAATGCAGCTTCTTTCATTGCATTATTTAAAGCATTTTCAACCTTTTCGCTATATGCTCTTAAGTCGCCAATAAGTTTATCAATCCCAAAAACTTGTATTCCGTTAGCCATAAAAATTAATTTCTAAGAATCTATGAGCATTATCTACATCGTTAATAGATTGGATTGTGTACATTTTACCTTCAACAAATACTTGATATTCTTCGTTAATTGCTATTCCATAACGAATATACATTTTAGCATCTTGATAATATGTTTTCTCATCTTCCAATAAAGTTCTTATGCTTCTTGCCGGTCTAAAATCGCACCAAACCTCGCCTACATTTTGGAAAACAGTTTGATACCCACCTTCTCCATCAGGGAAAGATGATGCTTGATATAAAACCGCTCTACGAGTCATCGTAGATGAGTTTACGCTTTTATTCTTTTTTTGACCTATCTGCATTTTATAAAATTGGACTTGTTCTTGTATATCTTTGACACGCTCTCCAAGCCTTTTGGCAAACGCCTGTTTGGTCGTATCTTTCTACATCTGCTCCTCTATTCTCGTAATCAAAGTCTATTTGGTCAAGAATTGCCACTTTTAAGTCTTTTGGCACACTATCAAACCCACTTGAATATAAAGCATACATCATAGTATAAGTTGGCTGATAAAGGCTTGGATATTGACCGCCTAAAAGTCTATAATTAGCCGCAACTATTTCAGTATTATCTTGATTATATAAAACAAATGTAGTTGGGTCCATTGGTCCCCAAGGCAAAGAAATATTACCTGCCGGATTATCAAACCAAACTTGAACAATTTTTTTAATAATACATAAACCCGTAGCTTTTTCTATTGCTTGTCTTGCTTGAGTTATTAAATCAGTAATTAAATCATTATCGGCATCAGTTGAAACACGACAATAATTCTTAGCTTCTGCAAGTGTTACCGGCTCAACAACTGTTCCTTGATCTATTAATTTATAATCTCTAACGTAATTATAGAAAGACATATTCTTTTTTTACAAATTTACAATAATAATAATAAAAAACCCCCACCGATTAAAGTGAGGGTAATTTTATTTATTTTAAACCTTGTGATTAGTTTAAAGAAGCATAAATTGCTGAATTTGGTAACATTAAGTTGATTGCTTCGTAGCACTCAATTCTCGCAGTTACTAAGTTCTTT